GTGCGTATGGCGCCCTTTTCTGTTTTGCTTTTTGGAGAAACGGGTATAGGGAAGTCTACGCTCATTTCGTATATTGCTAGATGGCATGCTGCCTGCATGCAAAAACCTTTTGGGCCTGAATATATGTACACCCTGAACCCCTCCGCTAAGTATTGGGATGGATTTAGGACATATAAAGATGTTTTAGTGTTAGATGATATTGGTTCGACAAAAATGCGGGCTGGTGCGGATACTTTGATAGAAGCGGTTATTCGTACCAACAACAATGTTCCTTTTAATCCTGATCAAGCTGCTCTGGAAGATAAAGGAGCACACCCTTTTATTGGGTCTCTTGTTATTGGGACTACTAATAGGAAGGGTTTTAACGCTGGAGATAGGGTTAATAATCCTGAGGCGTTACATCGCCGGTTTCCTTACGTTATTACTGCTACGCTGAAAGATCGTTTTTCTGAGGGTGGTCAACTTAACACTCGAGGAGAATTACTGTCTGAGACTGTGTCTGCTTGGGATTTTAAGATTGAACAAGTTCAAGTGGGTAGAGATCCTACTGGGCCCACAACAACTTATCGGATTATTGCTAATTTTATAGGCGAAGATTCAATGATTCAGTTGCGTGATTGGTTTACTGAAGCCGAGTTGTCTCATAAACAACGACAGGAAATGTTCATGAATACCAAAAACACCCCCTTGGTTGCTAATTTCTGTCGGGTTTGTCAGAAGTGGGTTTGTAAGTGTCGTGTACCTGATATCCCTCTTGTTGAGCTGAAAGAAGATCAGCTCCTCAATGTGTTTCCAATTTTACCTGGGCGTGCCGATACTACATTGGTTCCGCTCAACACTCTAGTTGCAAATTTACCCCCTGGCCCTGTTTTTGATAAAGCTCAGCGATGTGCCCCACATTCAAGTGGAGTCTTATGCGATAAGAATGAAGATAATGTTGGTGTTACTGTTCCCTTACCTGGGTCTCCAAATGAGATACAGGAAGAGGGGAAGAAAGACCTACCTAAAAAAGGTGTTGGTGTCCCTGTGCCATTACCTGGACCTCCATGTGAGGCTCAGGAAGTGGTGCATATAGGTAATTTACCTGTTGCCGAGGATAGTGCTGCTAGGCAGCTTTCCCATCCTTTGGAAGTTATAGAAAGAGAAGAAGAAGCGGTGGCTGCGTATCACTCCCTAGAGTATGTTGTATACGGGTTTGGTATTGTGACGATGTGTGCTAGTTTTGGTTATCTTACATATCAGTTAGGACTATTTCTCAATAGTATCAAAGAGCGAGTATTCTCGTTAGTAGATACTGTTGAAACGTGCTTGTTGCGTGTGCGTGACTTACTGATTTGGTTTCCTACTGTGCAATATACACAGCGTGTCATTAATAGGTCGTGCTCCCGGCGAAATCTATTCATTTTGTTGGGAGTGACTGGTGCTTTGGTAGCGTTTATTCGGATGTATCGAGATGTGAATGCAAAATATCATGCTGACGATATGCCTGGTCCAGGGGGAGGTTTACCTCCTCCTAACTGCTGGGTTCAGCGTGAGCCTTCCGTTACTTGTTTGTCTGATACTAGTCGAAGTTTGTGTGGGCCGAATGCCCATGCAAAGTTGGAGAAGTTGCAAGAGAGTATTGCACATCTTGTAGTTATTGGAAAAGATAAGCGAGGTACTACTAAGTATATTCAAGGTGTTGCTGTTTTAACTGGCCACCATATACTTACGAACTACCACACTTTTAAAGAGTTGGTTGGGCCTGTTTCAATAAACTTGGCCTTCCCTCGTGTGCGCAATCGTCAAATAACCTCATATGTCAGTTTTGATGGTTTAGATAGTGACCGTGTTATTAGACATTTTCCCGATCGAGATTTGAGTATCATATATACTAGCGTCGCGAGGAGTAGATTTACTGATTTGTTGGTTACTGATCAATATGCTCACTCTGCGACACCAGATAAAGTGTTCTTAATCACAGTAGATAAAGCCCCTGAAGTGGGTGTTGTTATACACCAAATGATTAATTCAAAGATTGGGACTGGTAACAGTCTCTCCGGTTTGATTGCCGTAGTGCAGGACAATCCTTCTTTGCTCACTCGAAAATTTGTTGAATATAGATCTCCGGTGCCCTTGTCTCAGGGTATGTCTGGTTCGATGGTTATTGGAGTTTACCCCTCTGGCCTTGCAATATTAGGGCTTCACACTGCTGGCAGTGATCGAACTGGCTATAGCGTGATATTAGATAGAGAAGATGTAGCGCATGCACCAACAGGTTTTTTACAAGAACCTGTGGTTGCAGACGCCAACGTAGCTGAATTTCATGGTAAAGATTATGGAGATGTACATTTAATTCCTATGGATAAACGATGCCCCCTATTTCCTATTGAGGGAGTGCAAAATATACCACGGTTCAATTTCCTGTACTACGGTCGAGATAGTGATGCTGCTTATAGTGTTCATAAATCAAAAGTATCTATTACCCCGTTTGCTGAACTATTTCGCCCTCTGGCGGAAGAAACTCGGGTTGGATTTGGTGCAGATGCAGAGAGTAATTGTGTATGCAAAAAAGTGGCCCCACCAATGGGCTGGGAATCTAAACGTGCCTATTTGAGTGTGGTATCTACTATCAGGAATAGTTGGCAGCATTTTGATGCATTATTAGCGATACGCCGCTCTTTTGTGAATTATGTTGTTACACACTTACCTGACTCAGAACGCCTGGTGTTGCGCTCTATGAGACCGTTGACAGTTGATGAAGCTATAAACGGGATCGATGGGGTACAGTACTTAGACCATATGAATTTTTCTACTAGTGCAGGTCGGCCATACAATGTTCGTAAGGCTGAGGTGCTAGTGAAAGATGAATTAGGAAAAATTCACTTGCCTACCAATTCGAAATTTGAGTATTTCCATACTATGGTGCGAAGTGGAATTCGATCTCGCTTACCTTTTAAAGCAAGTTTGAAAGATGAACCTGTAACTCCTAATAGAGTTATTGTGGTTCCAGGTTTTTCAGAACCTATGCTGAAAGGTACACGTTTGTTTATGGCTGCCAATATGGATTTGACTATTCTTATTAGGATGTACTTTATGCAATACGTGCGTCTGGCGCAGAGGAATCATTTCTTGTTTTTCTCTGCACCTGGTATG